CTAATCCTACTACTGTTAAAGTTGTTGATAAGGTTGTGTTAGCCCCAAATAAAGTATTTACGGTTGTTGCTCTTAAATTAATTTGAGATCCTATTACGGTTGAAGATACATTTGTACCTAAAGTTGTTGTACTTGTTGTATTTTGTTGTTGGGCTGCTGTAGTTTGAATACCAGTACCATTAAAAGTAGACATTGTTCTAACATCTGATATTGTAGCTGTGTATCCTGATGTTTCAAAAGCTGTATCATTACCTAAATAATTTAATGTTTGTGGTGTAATAGCTAATGAGGCTCCTTGCTTTAATGTAATAGCTGAAAAACCTAAGTCTAATACAGGTAAAACTGCTGTACCTCTTGGTAAAGTAGATAGTTGATATTTCATTATTTGATTTTCATCTGGAAATGCCTCTAATAAAGGCATATTGTCTATAGCTTGACCATAAAAAGCTGTGCCTTTTGGGTTTGTTGGATTATAGAGTGTATAATCTATTTCATCATCTGCTAATGAAAATTGTGTTATCCTAAATGAACCGTCATTTTGAGCTAACAATTCTCTACCCTTTTTTGTAAGAATAGCATCAACTGTTACTACTTGATTATTTAAATATCCCATTGTGTTTAATTATATGTGTATAAATATGTGTATTATTTGTTTTTAATCCAAATTATCTTTAACCTGTTTGGTTACTTCCGTATTCTTTTGTAATGTCTTCAAAATTTTCTGTTACAGCTTCTGTAGGATATTTAGAATAAAAAGCCCCAGCTGTTACCCCCGAAGTTTCATCTGTAACTATAATTGATTTAGAATCATTAGATTTTAATGATCTCCATATTAAAAATCCTACACTTCTTACAAAATCTGAAGGGTATGGAGATTCATTACCACCTAAAAGATAGGATTCACCAGTAGGTAGAGTATAATCTACATAAAGAGCTGTGTTATTAGAAGCATCCATATCCATTCCTAAAATTTCAAAAACACCTACTTTATTAAGTTCACTTCCACCTTGAATATCAATAAATCTTTGATCTTCAGATGAAATTCCAACGGGAAATTCAAAATCATTAATTAATGTAATAAACCACCTATTTCCCCTCATTAAACTAGGAACAATTATATCCATAAATTGAGATCTAGAAGTTCCAATATCTATTGAAGTATCCGTGTTATAATCATTTCCTAATTTTGTAATGCTTGAATTAGATTTAAAAAACATTGTATTATTAACATATGTACCATATGCACCATAAAACCACCCACCACCAACATATGAACTAGTTCCAGCATATGAAGAAACTGATGGAATTTGAATAGTTGTATCTACTACTTTAGTAAATGAAGGTAAATTTGGATTTCCTTCTGGGTTATATATAAAAGGAACTATTTCTTTTCCAGGACCATAACTATTGTTAAGAACTTGATAATAATCTCCTCTATTTTCTTCAATTGATCTAACAGCGTTAGGAGAATTACTAGCACTATATATATTAGTAGTTAAATCAAATAAATCTAATCCAGATACAGGAGTTAAGGTTTTAATTTGGTCCGCAGAACTGACTTCAAATAATAAATTAGATAATTTAAAGCTACCCCCAAATGGTATTTCAGGGTTAGTTCCTCCAGCCCAATTAAATTCAACTATAACATTATCTAAAGAAGATACTGATGGAGTTTGACCATAGTTTCCTATATTAATTGGATCTCCAAAATCTGTTCCTCTATCTAAAGGATTATATACATTAACATTACTAGACTGTACTATAGAGCGATTATATGAAGGATTAAGTATAGAACTAATTTCGTAGTTATATTGAGGTATATCTGCTTTTACAGCTGAACCACTCATTATAGCTGAAATATTTGTAGGAATAAGGCCTGATGTGTAACTTATTTTTTGGATTAGCTGGTTTGGAATTCCTTGAGTGGCATTATTTTGTAATATATCATATTCTGATTTATAAAAATCAGTTGTAAAATAAGGTTCTATTATTGTTGGTTGTGAATTTCCTGTTGGTGGAGTAGAAGAAACTTTAAATTTAGCCCCACTGCTAAAAGTAACATTATAATTTAATAAAAACCCTGCTGTTTTTGTTGTTCTAATAGAAAGTTGATCACCGGAGTTTATATTTTCTTTAGGAAGTGTAACAGTTTTATTAATAGAAGTTGAACCTGCATTAGCATTAAAAGTTTGTGATATTAATTCTCCAGCTATCATTTCATCACGATCAGTTGTATTAGGTTTTAATTTATATATTCCTACAGATACAGTGTCAAGAAAATCTCCAGAAAGGAATAAGTTTCCTGTCAAATTTAAAGTTAAATCTTTTTGAGGAAGGGTTAATATATTATATGTGTTAGTTGTATTATCAAAAAAACCAAAATTATCATTATCTGAACTAGAAATTGGTATTTGAGAAACTAATATTGGAGGTGCTGTAATAGTAGAAGTAGATATAGATCCTGTAAATATATATTCTAAAGTAGAGACATCGGTATTATCTATGTCATCTTCATGAGGAGAAGAAACATAATATAAAAAATAATCTCTAAATCGAGTTTTATTTAATATAGTGTACTCTGCAAAACTTGACCCTGAAGGTAAAATTAAAGTATTTATAGATTCTAATTGGGTATTTAAATCTTTACCTGATTTATCTATTCTTGATATTTTAATATATTTTATGCTTCCTGCCATTTTTAAAAAGTTGGATTAGGTGGTGGTAAAGGTACTGCAGTATCTGATTGGTACCAAGTTTGGATAAAACCCTCTGTTGGGAGATTATTAGAACTAATAAAATTTGTAAAACTATAATTATTTGAACTATATGCTCTAATTCCATATGTTGATCCTACAGGATTTATTTCTTTAAATTCTTGAGCTGCTTGGTTTAATTCCCCATTAGATACTATTAAGGTTGAACCACTAAATTCGCCAGTATAAAATTCACCTTGATCTGAAATTGTTCTTATTATGGAACCTGATAATCCTGAGTTAGTTTTTGAAAAACTTTGAGTAATATTATATCTATTATTAGGTCCTAACCCTTTAGTTCCTACAGGAGATGTAGATAGCCCATTAAATTTATTAAGTACCCCACCAGGACCTCCTTTAATTGATACAATTTTAGAAGATGACATCTCAGTTGTTTGAGAAGTAACATTCCATATTTTATGTGAAGTTATAGAACCTGAAATTTCAGATTCATTTAAATATGATACTTGAGGTTGAGGGTATTTATTTCTTTCTAATAAATGTTGTTTTATTACTAAACCAGATGCTAAACTAGTTCTTGTAGGTATAAAATCTTTTATCATTTTAAATAATGAATTATCAAAGAATTTTATTAGTCTAACAAAATCTACTAAATCATATTGTTTAATATATTTTTTAAAATAATCTTCACTTAAATTATTTAAATCAGGATAATTATTATCCGTAAATCTTTGAGCAGGGTTACCTATATAATCACCAATATTAAAATGACCCATTTGTCCTATAATATCATCATTAATTTGGTTTTGGGGTGAAAATGCTACTTCTAAATAATTTATATTAGGTGTATATGAAGCGCTTGCTTCTATGATTTGAGATAAATTCCTTATAGAAGATAAAGTATTTCCTTCAGGAAGTGTAGAATTTTCAGATCTTAATTTATCTGTGGTTCTATTTTTTATACCTACTGCGGGTTGGTCTAAAAAGAATATTTCAGTATTAGTAGAATAGGATGCTGTTACTGTCCCATCTGTAATTTGGATATTACTATTTTGAGGGTGGGATTTGTGTAATTCAAAAGATGAAGTAGTAGCCCAAGAACCAGTTACTTTTGGGTGTATAGAAGAAGTAGTTGTAATATCTAATTCACTACCTAAAGCTGCTCTAAATGCTAGTTGGTTAGGTGCACTATTAACCCCATTACCTTCGATAGATAAAGGATTCATAATATAATCTTTAAATACACTTTCGCTTATACGAGTGTTATAATATCTTATTTCTTGATAAGCACCATTAATAGAAGAAATTAATTTATTTCCAGTATTTGTTTGAATTATGGAAGAATGGCCAAATTTTGATTTTGTATCAATATCACCCCAACCTGTAGATGCTGGTGCTGTGGAAATAGAAGATGAAGCATAATACCCTATTGAAGTACCATCGTTTCCATTATATATTTTATTTCCCGAAAATAATTCAAACCCATTTGAACTACCACTTGTTACCATTACTGACCACCAATCACCATTGTAAAAAGGTAAATATACACTTGCTGAGTAAGATGAATTAAAAAGATCACCATCAGGATAAAACTTTAAATGAGCATATTGGTAATTTGGATCCTTAATAGAGCCATCATAAGAACCACTAGCTGAACCTGATCCTTCATATTCTAAAGATATTATTGAACCATGTGTCTCTGTTGGGCTTAAGGGTTTTATCCATAATGTAGATGAATTAGAAGGGAATGTACTTGATGTTGGTGGTGTATCTCCTACTTTAAATCTAAATTGTATTGTATTTGGTACCCTACTCCCTGAAATCAGAAAGGTGTTTCCTGCTCCCCAGGCAGAGTTTAAGAGCCAATCTGTAGATATAGAACGTTTATTATCTTCAGGATTAGACCTGTTATAAACATAATTAAAATTATTAGAATATAAATCATAGTCATTAGCGTTAACTTTATCTTTACCACCGAATTCAGATATTTTTAATATAGTATCAGGTATACCGTATGAAGTTATTAATGCTCGTAATCCAGCGGTTGTTCCTTTTGATTTAAGCAGATAGGGAATATTATGATAAATTCTTTTATATAAAGATTTATTAACATCATCTAAAGGTATAACATCATTTGATGCAGATATTAATGTATTAACATATTCAAACCCTGTTGAAACCGGGAGTGAACTTGAAATTGATGGGTCAGCAAATATAGAACCATTAGGGGTTATTCCTAAAAATGCTGTGTATAATTCTTTATTTGAAAAATTATTTTGATATAATTTTAAACCAAAATCTTTAATGGCATCAGATACTAAATCTTTGGATATACCAAAATCTAACCTATTATCCGTATTATATTTTTCAGTTATTGCTTTAGTGTATAACCAAATATTATCATAATATTGTGCAACCATATCAATAAACAATTCATAGGGTTGATTATTTGAATCCTCTCTTAAATATTCTGGGATAGCTTTTAATAATTGATCTGGGTTTGAATTATCATATGTAGATGCTGATAGTAATCTTCCCCCATAATATGGATTAGATTCTTTAGAACTACCTAACCAGTTTAAACCTATAGAACTATTAGTTTTAGCTAAAGAATAAGGTGGAAGATCAGAAGTTTTAGGCCATGAAAAAGATGAACCACTATTATAATACATAAAATATTCAAACCTATCAAAATTTTCAATAACTTTTGATATTTTCTTTTGTTGAATTTCTATGGTTTTTTGAGAATTAGTTTTATTAATTATATCAGCTATAGATGAAGAATATGACTCTATTAACTCAATTTTATAATAAAAATTTTCTAAACGTGTTTCTGCAGAACTAAAATGAATAAATTCAGAGAATTTAGTGTAGTCTACACTTATAGGTGTTGAGGTTTCTTCTAATAAGTTATTAATTTGGTTTTGAGAACTTGTAGGGGCTCCTAAAACAAGATCATTATATGAAAAAGGTTGAGATGAATTATTAACTTGATTTTTTAAAGGTAAATTAAAATTAGGACCTTGAATATTTTCAAAATCATTAAATAAAGCTGTTTCTATAGGGTATTCTACTTGAAATGCTTGGGGATTATTTAAAATTCTAGTTATAAATAATTCGGATTTTAAGTCAAAATTTAAAGGTAAAGATTCATATAATTTAATTAATATAGAAGGAGAATTAGTTTCTTCATCTGCTAATTTAATGTTATTTGCTATAATTAAATTGTTATCACCTAAATTTAAAGAAAAATCTACAAAATAATCTTGAGATTCTCTAAATTTTATAAATTCTTGTGCAGCTTGAACTATTACAAAATTATCTAATACATTGCTTAATAATCTTATTTCAGTTCTATCTGATGATATTTCAGAAATAAAAAGTAAATCTTGTTGGTTACCTATTACGGGGTTTAAAAAATTATAATAGGCTATATATTTCCCTTGATTAAATCCTTGAGTTATTATATCATTTTCAGGGTTTAATTCAAGAATAGTAACTTTATTATTAACGGAACCTGCAATTTGAGGGGTTTCTTCTTTACTTGTTTGGTTAGTTTTATAATTCTTATAATTTAAATTAGAAAATAATATAGTATTATTTAAATCATAAATAAAAAATTCAATTAAACCCCCAGCAGGTAAATCTGTTTCTAATTGGAATTTAGAAATTAACTTATCATCTTGAGGTTCATAGTTTTGTAACTCAAAGGTAGTTGGATCTATTCTAATAATATTTGCCATTCTTATAATGATTTAAGGTATTAACCCTCCAGATTGTTCAAAGTTTTGGTCTCTTCTAAAATGTATTAACACTTGTTCTGCTGTTTTACTAATAGTTGCATATATATTATCCCTTTTATCCCCTGAATTAGTATTTGATTTAGCTGATGCTCTCCATTCACTCCAAAATGTGTAGTTATAAGTAGTAACTCCAGCAGCTCCTCCTGATGGTACAAATAAAGCAGGATCCATTTTATCTAATTTTTCTAGTGTATCTCCATATTTGTCAGGATATGGTAGAGAATTATTTTGTTTCATTTTTTCTATATTCTTTTTAATTTGAAACATAGTTATAGGAACAGCATCCCATGCATCTCGTGAACCATTTGGTTTTTGCAAAGCATTAAAATAAGCTATAGCTGCTGGATTTGAGGTATCTGGTTCTTCCGGTGGTTCTGGGGTTGGTTTGGATTTAATTATATCTAATACTGGGTCTGGTGGTGGTAGTTCTATTTCTTCAACTTCTGGGAGTTCTTCAACTTCTTCTTCTTCTGTTAAGGCTGTAGCTAGATCTTGTTGAGTTATTAGTAATTCATTTCTTAAATCTGAAATTTCTTTTTGTAATGCTTCTATTAATTCATCTTTTGCTTCAAAAGCTATATACTCACCACTAGTTTTAACTAAATATTCATGAGAGTTTGTAGGACCTAATTCATTTATTTGATAAAATAAATCATTATACATTTTAAAAAACTCCTGAGTTGTAGGTTGACTATCTAATTGTGATTCAATTGATGAAATCCCTAACTGGGTAAAATCAGTATTGATAGTTTTTTTATAAGTTCTTTTATCAAAAACTTCCTTATTTAATTTTACTTTTTTTTCCATTACCCATTAACTACTTTAAAATAATAACTATCATCTAATATTATGGTAGAATTTTTTATGGTGGTTTTAACTAATATTTTATAATATCTTTCTGGTTCTAATCCATTCATATAAACATCAAAATAATTTCCTTCATTATCAGAACTTAATTGTGTATAGTTAGTGTCGTAAGATACAACAAATTCATTAGTTTCCAAATCTTTTATGGCATAATATGAAGATGTTGGTAAATAATTTGTACCTGTAAATAAAGATGCTGTAGTAAATGTTCTTTGTGGGTATTTAGGTGCAACATTAAGTCTAAACCTATTTATACTTGAAGGAAAAAATTCTCCAGGATTTTCAGCTAATGAGGATACTAAATTAGTAGTATTTACTATACTAGCTGTAGCAGATCCTGTTAATACACTTTGGTAATCCCTCCATTTAAATTCTAATTGTGGTGGGTATATAGTATTAGTATCAACACTGTAGAATTGCATTACAGGTTGTATTTGTTTATTAGTGTTCCACTCTATACCATCTTCCCATTTTACTATAAAACCATTATTATCCATTGAACCACTATACCACCTAGATACTACTTCTTTAGCGTTTACTTTTAAATCTTTGGTTGATCTAGTATCAAATGATTGCGTTACTTTAAAATATGTACTTCCTGAGTTAATTAACCAATTACCCCCACCAATACCAACATAAGTTGGGTTATAATAAGATCCTATAGTATTACCATATAAATCTTGTCCACTAGAAGACCAATTTATTGATCCTTTAAAATGAGGAGAATACCACGTAGCTCCATCTGTTGTTAATGGTTGATCTAAATATGTTCCAGTTCCATTATACCAATACTGTGCTATAGGGTATACTGCTATATCTGTAGCTTCTACTATACCTTGAGCAGTAGCTATATAAGATCTAAAATCTACATCCCATTGTGATCCTGAAATTTTATTATTTATAACATCTTTAATCTCATCTTGAACAAATTCTGTTAAAAATCTTGCTACTTGGGGATTAGAATCTACTGCTATATTTAAATTAGATATATCTGTAATAGGATCTATCCCAGTATTCATATCTGGGTAGAATGAGTATAGTGTAGTATCTTTATATGGAAAAAGTTTGTAAATTGCCATAATTAAAATGTTGATTGGTCAGGTAAAGCATTTGTTGGAAATGAATCTTTATATTCAAAAGTTGGTAAGTATTGATGTACTACTTTATTAATAATAACTCCATTTTCATCCATTAAAGGTCCTGAGGGTGTTGTTGTTTGATATTGTCCTGAGGGTATGTTGTGACTTCCAGCATTTGCCCTATTAGGACCTCCTGAATTTCCAGGACCTGGATTTTCTATATCTAGACTAGTATTATCTTTAAAAATATTTTGAGGCTGTAGTTGATCATCAATAGTCCCAAAACTACTTTCTGGGTTTGCTCTATCTGAGTATATTCCAGAACCATTTCCCCCTGGAGTACTATGATTTAAGTAAGTGTCATGTGGTGTATATTTGTGTTGATGGTTATATCCTGGAAAATTTTGTGGGCCCCCTTGAGGAGTAGTACTTTCAACATCTAAATTAGATTGTCTGTGAGAGTATTTTAAACCTATACCTTGTGGGTTTGCAGGTCCTGGGTTTCTAAGTGGTCTATTAGGCATATTGTAATTTTTATAGTGGTACTACTTGTCCTTTTATATCATTATTTGGGTATTTAACTTCAAATATACTAGGATCTAAACTTGGATATACTACTTGGTTTTGAGTAGCTCCTTCTATATCATAAGCATATTGAGAATATCCTGATTGGATTCCTACTTTATTAGATATAGTAATATTTTTAACAGTTTGAACACCTAATATTTGGTCTAATCTAACATATAAATCCCTAATTAAAATAGGTTCATTTAATTGCCATTTATCTCTATTGAAATATTCTTGAAAGGATTTAATACAATTTAAAATAACATCACTATTATTAAAATTAGGTAATACTACTATTTCAAAATCAATACCTATATTAATAATATAAGCATCTTTAATTTCTATACTATCACCTATCATTTTATTTTGGGTTAGATAAGTTCTTAGATTATTTTTTAAGGTAGAATTAGCATTTGAAAATTGTCCCTCACTATTTTGAGATAAAACAAACAAATTTAAGCTGTCTATTGTAGAAACTTGAATATCAGTTAATTGTGGTTTACTTATATATGCTTTAGTTATTATACCAAATTTAGAAGGCATACTTAATGCTCTAACCATATAATCATCTAAAGTAACTGTTCTTTGTTGGGTTGCAGCTTGCATTAATGTTTTTTGTCTTATTTCTTCCTCAGTATCTCCAGCTTGACCCCCATCGGCTGCTATTGGATTTGTTGAAGAAATTGTTTCAAATATATAATTAGCTTTATTAGAATCTAAAGTTGAATTATTAAATTTTATTGTTGATTTATTTATAGAAGTTAAATCTCCAGCTGGTATATTTGATTCAACTCCACCACCAGTTAAATATCTTATAGTTAAAGTTGTGTCAGAAGGTGATATACCATAAGTATTAGTAAATAAAAAGTTTGTAGGTGAATATGCTGTTGTAAGTTTATCTTGTTCAAATGGTAAACCTATACCTACATTATTTGGGTTTGGAGTTATTAATTCATCTGTATCTTCAGGATTACCTGCTCCAAATTGGATTTGTAAATTGTTTTCTGAAGTAAATCTTGTAGCAAAACGTCTTTGAACTTTTTTTAGTTGTAGTAAATAAGGAACTTCACCTGCATTTGCTACATTATTAGGGTCATTTGGGTTGGTGTTTTTTATACTATTATAAACCATTTCTTGACCTAAATAATCTACTTCATTCCAAAAATTATTATTAGAATCTACACAATCTAAAACTTCTATTATATTATCTCCTTCTATATTAATAGTTTGAAATTGTTGAGGAGAACCAAATGTAAAGGTTCTTGTGTTTATAGTTGCTGATATTGCTTTTCTTGATTTTTTTAGTAAATAATATGTAGGGGTAGTTCCTGCTACACTATATATAGAAATTTCAGTAGGATCTAGTGAACTAGATTTAGAAAAATCACATTGATCTTGTATTAAAAAATTGACATTAGATGAAACATTAGAAGGGATAACTGTATTAGAATTAAAATTTAAAGTATAATCCCAATCAGGATTACCATTAGATAATGCTGGGATTTGTTGGTATAGATCAACTATTACTTGGGATGCTCCTGTTGTCTTAGGTTTATATCCAAACATATAAGCTAATTCATATAAATTATTTGTTTGTTTAGCTAATGTTGTAAATGTTTCTTGTAATTGGTTATCTAAATAAAATGACATTACATCACCTACATAGGCTGCTTGTTCCATAAACATCATTCCGGGTGATGTTGGAGAAAAATCATTGTAAGTATTAGGGAAATAAGTTTGGGAAAATTCTATTAATTTATTTCTTATATCCGAAAAGTCTCTATTTACGTATTTTATATCTCTATTTACTGATGCCATTATGTAAAATCTATTTCTAAAGTATCACTTATGTTTGTATTTTTTATACTATAAGTTAATGATACTGTTATTGTATTATTATCTTCTTGTTGAAGTATTTCTAAATTTCCTATTAAAATTAAAGGAAAAACATTTATTAATTGAGATTGTATATTCTCTTCTAAAAAATCTAGATTATTTTCTGTTATTTGTTCAAAAATAAAAGCTCTTAGCCCACCTCCAAAAGTTGGGTTTAATGGAATTTCTCCGGGGTTTGTTAAGAAAAAATTGATTAAATTATTTTTAATAGAAGCTGCGGTTGTATAATTAGGTCTAAAAACACTATTAGCATTAAAAGGTAAATCTATCCCTACAGCTGTACTTTTATCAAAGTCAATTGGAAATATTTGCTGTGCTTCAAATGCCATTATTTAGTCATTAATCCCATTATTTGATCCATGTTAACTTCTCCTCCTGGTAATGCCCCGTTTGCGGATGTTGTATCTCCAGTTCCTTGAGGGTTAAATGGTCTATTGCCAAATCCTTGAGCATGTGAACTATTCATATTTAATCCTGTTTCACCTATAATATCCATGTATGCTTTTCTTTGTTCTTTTAAAGATTTTTTAGGGGTTTGTGTAACAGGTGCAGGTGTAGTTGATGTAATACTTTCTTGGATTGGTTGTGTAACTACAGCTTTAGGTGCTTTAACTGCTTCTAGTAAAACTTCCTTTAGCTCCTCTTGTATAGCCTCTCTAACGGCTTCTTTAATTATTCTTTTAAGTGCTTCGGTTTTCATGTTTGTGTTTGTTATAAATATTAAATTAATCTGCTTTTAAATTATTTTGTTTAATATAGAATACTAATTCATCAATTAAAATTTGGTCATTTGATGAAAATGAAGGTTCTCCTTTTAACATTATTACTCCTGCTTTATTTCTAGCTATTGCTTGTCTTCTTTTTAAATTGTTAACTTGAGAATTATTAACAGGTATTACATCCATTTCAAATCCATTTACATTAGTAACTACAGGTGATTGTTGTTGTGATTGTTGTTGTGTTGCTTCTAATAAATCTTTAGTTAGTTCTTCTTGAGAAAGTTGACCTTCTATAGCACATCCTTGAACTAAACTATCTAACAAAGATAAATAATTAATAATTTTTTGTAAAATATTAATTAATAAAGTAATAGCTATTAAAGTTCCAGATGAGACTAATTTTAATTTTGTTATTATGTCCTTAGTTTTATCAATTATAGGAGATATTGGTTTTGAAAAGTCTGGGATGCCTAATCCAGCAATTGGAGCAAGTTGGTATAAAGGAGTTATTGTTTTTATAAGGATATCCGCTACTGAAATAAATATGTCTACTCCTTCAACACCAACTTTTATAGTATCTAATTTATTATATATATTATTTAATTGTTTAGTTAAATCATTTTTTCTTTTTATTAGTTTATTTAATTCTTCTAAATTAGGAGGGCATGTAGCTCCCATTTCTCCAAACTTTTTTCCTATAACTTCACTTGCTTTTGATATACCAAACTCTAGTATCATTTTTAATACCATAGGAAGGACTACTGTTTTTAAAGTTGTAACTAAAGCATTTATAGCCATTTGTTTAGCTATTTCTGGGTTATCTTTAATTACTTGAATTTTCATTTTTAAAACTTCTATATCGGGAATTTGAAGTTCTTCCCTTATAGCCATATCAAGATTTTTTTTATTACTAGTTAATAAAATTATACCTATATTAGGATTTATAGAATTATCTAATTTAAATGGGGTTTTTTCTTCCCTCCCATAACCTTTTGCCTTTATAATAATTTGAAATTTTTTGCTAGGTTTATATTTTCCTTCTAAAGCAAATGTCCCATCAATTTCAGAAATAGTTTTAAAATTTCCTGTTGATGATTTTATTTTTGCTTCTGGAATTGGGTTAAATGTATCATTTTCTATTAATTTTCCAATTATATAAAAGGGAATATCTTCTTCTTTTTTTGTTTTTTCTTTTTGTTCTTTAGAAGTTGCGTTTTTTTCTTCTATTGGTAGTGGTTTTGGTGGGTTTGGTGTAATAGGGGGTGGAACACCGTCTTCAGTAGTTCCTTCTAAAGGATATTTTCTACCATCATCAGTATAAGGACCTATTTTTTCAAATGTAAATTTAATATCTTTTTCAATATCAGAAACAGAATAGGTTGAAGCATAGTCATATTTAGGATACCATGTTGGATAAAAAACACCATTTTCATCTATGGCAGGTTGTTTTTCACCTGTTAAAGTATTTTCTAAATAAGGGATAACTTGAGCTGTATACCCTCCCATAGTATAACCATTAGAATCAATTAGATTTTTAATAAAAATATCATATGTATAAACTTTAGACATTATATAGTTTTACTTACTTCTGAAAGAATTGCTGATTTACCATTTGAATCTTTTTCAAAGTCTTCTAATATGTTATTTAGTAAATCTTTAACTTGAACTGCTGTCATTGATAATGTTGGATCTGCAACAGGAGCACCTGCGGGCCAAAGTTTAGAAACTTCTAATATAGTTGTTATGTTTATTAAAGCTTTAGTAATATTAAATAAATCCTCTCTTAAAGTTTCTCCTTTTACTAAAGGTTCTTTTGCATCAGGACTTCCTAATTTTATTTGACCCGCGGCTATAATAAAATGTGTAGTATCAAAATTTAAAGAATTATTAGATGATAAATTAATAGATTCTTGCCCACTTATTAAAATATGATCTTTTTTAGCATTAAATACTAATCTGTCCGAGTTTATAATAACTTGTGAACCTATGTAATCCTTAGGGAGAGTTGGTGTTTTAATTAAAGAAGATTCATTAGTAGGGTAAGAAAAAAATGAAGAATTTTGGATTTTTAATTTTTTAATTTTTTGGGTACTAGTAAGGTATATAGAAGATAAGTCATTATTTATTTGTTCTGTAATAGGAACATACCCTGCAAGAGGATTACCATTTTCATCTAAATGCGTAGGACTTTGACCATTTCTTATAGTAATAATAGGATCTCCATTTTCACCTATATCAGACCATTCATTTAAAGGTTTATACTTTGCTGTGTTAAAAGGTCTAGTTGTACTTCCAAATCTGATACTGTTTCCCCATCTTCCTTGATATAACACATCACCAGTAAAAGGATAAAGAGGGTGAATAAATTGTCTTTCAATAAAAGTTTGTTGGGAATCTGCTCCAGGAGCATTAAAATTTAATCCAGTTCCATCTCTATCAATTCTTCTTATAGGAGAACCCTTATCTGTTATATCATAATCTTTTTGTTGAGAGGGTGGTGTTAATTTAGATGTTGGGTTTGGATAACCATTATGGTGTTGACTATTCCATATGTTTATTATATTAATATAATAATAGGATTCATTTGAGGTTGATTTTCCTATTCTTTTATTAGGTAAAGAAAATAGTAAAACTAATTCATTTATTAAAGGAAAATATGATGATTGGGCAAAAAAAGGTTTAGCAATTTGAGGAGTAGAGGATCCTATAAGTTGGGTTTCTTCAAAAAAAATAGTACCTATAGAATTAAAACTTCCATACTCTTTAAATTTAGGGTGAAAAGGATCAAGTATAATATCGTTAACCCTCCCTACAATCATTTTATTTTTAATTGAAGAAGCTAATTGACTAACATTTGGTGGAAGAATTTTTCTAGTCATTTATTCTTCTTTTTTAGGCGGTAATTGTAAATTGTTTATTTCATTTAACAATTGTTCCTTTTCTGCCTCTGAAATACCGAATCCATTTTCTTCTGTTCCTTCGTTTGCAAATATACGTTGAAATATTGTAGCTACTTTTATAAGAGCTTCATCGTTTTTAATGCCTAATTCCATGTATTCTTTAATAAGTGGTACAATCATTGTAGCATCACCTATATCACTGATTAATGGCTTTAATTCGTTGATTAATGCACTAATTTGTGTTTCTTTCTTCTTTTGATTATCGTAAATTTCTTTAAGTAAATCCGAGTATGATTTTTTACCGAATATATTTTTGTCTAAGTGGCTCATAGTTATACGTTTGGTTCATGTATAAATATGATTAATTAAGATTTTTCGAAGTCTATGTAACCCGTTTCTAAATAAAAAACATAACTACCTTTAAATAATTTATATAACCTAGTAGCTATTTTAGTTATTTTAGGGGTTTTAACCTCTAATCCATGACTAGCCATTATTTCTCTAATGTAGATATATAATGCTTTTTTATTAAATATTTCTAAATTTTCCCTTTTACGAAATAATTCTAGTATTGCATCTGCTACTTTAGCATCATTGCCCTTAGGAAAAAATGTATCAAATCTATCTTCAACATATTTTACATAAGCGTCTATAAAAATAGATAATCTGTCTTTTTCTTTTTCTTCACCCATTTGATATGAGTAATTGTCATCCTTAAATAATTCGTCTACAGGTGCTGTTTGTACACGTTTTTTATAATTTTTTGTGTTATATACTATTAACCAATTTTTTGTTATAGTACCAAAATATGAATATGCTTTAGCCCCATTATCTGGATTGAATAAATGTAATTTAGAAAGTAAAAATGTTATTACCTCATGTTGTAAATGTTCTATTTGATCTACTTCGGTATAATAAAATTTAAAAGTATGGATTATATTTTCTGTTAATTTAAAGAAAGCATAATGTATCTCATCTCTATATATGTTACTTCTTATCTCTGAATTTGGTTCGTTATTATATCTAACGATAGCATTTTCGGTATCCTTGGTAAAGTAGTTTTTACTCTTGGGTCTTCTTTTTCTAGCCACGGTAATCATTTTATTTCTTTTAACTTAAAATCATTCAAGATATCTTGAATTTGTTGGACCGATTTGAAAAATTGTCCAACTTCATCATCTGACTTAAATGTACCGGCTTGGTCTATTTCTTTTAACTTTTTATCTGAAGCTTCTATAGTTTTAGATAGTCTATCTAAGTAATTAAGGTATTCTGCTAATATGTCTTCTTGTTTTTCGTTTTTACGCAGTAAATTAAAAGTAGTAAATCCTAAGATTACTACTAATACTGATAAAACTGAGATGGAAACTATTTCTATCATAAACTGTTTAACATATTTTTTAACCCTTCACTCTTCATTGAGCCAAGTGCTTTGGTTTTTACATCCAATTTTTTAGCCTTAGGTTTATCTAAAACTTCTTCATTGAATTTTGATAACCATACGTGTTCGAATTCGATTCTTGCTGCCATTAAGTCTGCCTGATGAATTATAAATACCATAGAAGTTCGAGGTTTTTGCTCTGGCATGTAATTTTTTAAGTAAGGCTCATTTGCTTGATCATATAACCCATCATGTAATTTAATAGTCATCCACTCGTTTTCAGTAAGTTTAATATCATGATCAACAAGTAATTTAATAGATCTGTCTGGGACTGACATATAGGCTAATTTCTTATTATATTGATACATTTCACCTAAGTTCTTTTTTCTCCAATCATCTTTAGAAGGTAAATATGCCATTTCTTCACCATTACCCATTTTACCTAGATCATGATTTATAGCTGAAAATATAAGTTCTTCAATAGTGTAATTTTGTTCTGTACCAAATTCAACCCATGTTTTATTTATTGCTAAAGCACCTTCTATAACTCTATTGACATGGTCAATATAACCACCTGGAAATGCATTGTGGTAGGCTGTTTTATGGGATGCTGGCATTAATACAAGATCATCTTCAAATTTCTTATAGAATGCTAATACTTTTTCTCTTCTAGGATCTGAAATATAGGTATTAATGTAACCTATAAATTTTTCCCAATTTGATTGGATTTGTTCTGCGGATAGACTCATTATGCTTCTCTTTCTACAATATCAATAATATCTTGAACGGTTTCTGTGACTGTTCTTTGTGATTCATTAATACCATCTCTAGTTCCACCTCTATGAATTTGCATGTCAAGTTTTTTTAATTGACCCTGGAGAGTATTTAAACGGTTTTGTAATAATTTTTTATTTCTCATAACTTTATTTTAATATACTATAATATACGAATATAATCTGGGGTGTCCAAATTATTTTGAATATGGCG